TCTTCAGTATCGGTCATGATAGGGCCTTCATCACATCCGGGTAGACCTGGTGGACTAGGTAGCTCTTGGTCCAGGTTCCGTACCGGCCAACCCGGGTAATCCCAGGACGGCAGTCACAGTTCGTGGAGAGCGGCTTCTCAACGTGGACGGCCGGTATCCGCTCCTCAAATCCTTCGGCTACCCGTTCCTGCGGCCTCCACACCCATTCAGCCGTCCGGTAGCCGAACACGTTGCTGATCCGGTACCATGGGGCCTCCGGCGTACCGTCACAGACAATCGAGTTGTCGGCTAGGTCGCCTACAGTCGTGCTTCCGTTCGCCCAGATCGAATGGGTATTGAAACTGTGATCCTGGAAGCAGAGGAAATGGGCCGGGATTGACGACACAACAAAGTACGGCTTGATATCCAGGAGAAGGGTGCGGATTGGGCTCCGGACCTCGCGGATAGATAGCCACGCCTTTCCTCCGTCGATCAGGTCGGCCCAGAGTCGCCGGTATGTCTCGCGGATATCCCAGGCCTGGTGCTCGCCAATGAAGTCCTCCGGGCTAACCTTGCCACGCCAGAGATTGCCGTACACCTTCCTCCGGTACTGCTCTGGGGTTCCGTTGAGACGGTAGCTGACCCGTACGCTCGGTACATCCTCGTATCCCGGGATGGGCGCGTGAAGGTACTGGCATCCGTATAGCTCGCTTGGCTTGTCGGTCTTGCTAACAATGATGGCCTGGTGGCCGGAGTCGTTAGCAGCTGCCGCTGCCGCTAGGCCAGCCGGCCCGCATCCAAGGACTAGTACACGGCTCATTCTTCCTCCTAATAGGGTCCGGCCCGGTTCCTGCGGGCCTTATCCGCAGCCTTACGGCGGCATCAAAACCGGGCCGGACGTTTTTACAGGACCTTGCCGCCGTGCTGGTACGGCCGGGTCCATCCGTACGCGAGCACGCGCCGAAGCTCGTACTCGATGTCGATACCCCAGATATCGGCGGTGTCGAGGACCCGGATGAGCACATCGGCTAGCTCCGGGCCGACTCCGACTGGCTTCTGCTCACAGTACGGATGGTGCTGAAGTTCTGGCCCGGGATCGCACGTACAGCGAGTTGCCGACCAGACCTTGTCCCGGTAGGCTTCCAGGGCCTCGCTCACCTCGCTGTGGATGAGGGCGATGTACGCCGGAAACTCGTAGCCTTCCCGGGCTCCGGTCACGTTCACCCGCCATCCCTTAGAGATGTTCAGCTTCCGGATCTCCTCCGTGAGCGTGTTCAGCTCACTGGGCATGTGGCCTCCGTAGCCGTCGTGCTGACCAGCCATCAGAACGGTCCTTTCTGCCAGCTCATGTTCATCAGCTCCTGGTGAAGCTCGCGCCTGAGCCTGGCTATCTCTATGGCGAGGTTTGACTGGTCCTTAAAACGGCGGGTCCTCGTCAGACCCGGCCGACCGGCTACGGCCACGCCCACGGGCCGCAGGCTTAGTGTCGGCCTTGGCCGCTCGTGAGCCGGTAGACCTCGCCGGAGCCGGGCGGGCCGGAGCCGACCGGCCGGAACTGCGGCCTGATCGAGCGGAGGTGGCCGCTGCGGGCCTCGCCGGAGCGGAGCGGCCGGAACGACCGGGACGGGCCGCAGGCGCAGCCTGAGCGCTGCGCGAGCCGGAGCGGGTACGGCCTCGCGCCGGACGCTCCTCCTGCTCCTCCTGCTCCTCCTCTTCCTCCTCATCCTCGGTGTCGTCGTACTCCTCGTCACCGTCCTCTGGCTCTTCCTCATCCTCCGGCTCAGCCTCATCGGCCTCATCCCAGGGAAGCCAGGACTTGACCCGGGCCTGCCACTCGCCGTCGTACCGCTCGCGGCCGGTCACGACCCGGCACCAGGCATCGTCGGAGTCCTCCCCGGGCCGGAACGTGTCGATGCGCTCGATGGGCGCACCGAACTGATCCTCATCAGATGAGACGTAGGTCTTGTTCTTGAGGTCCCGGAGGGTGATGCCGTAGACATCGAGGAAGGGTGCCCACCTGAACTTGGCGCTGGGGATCAGCGGCAGGTTCATCCAGAATGGGCAGTCGTTGTACTCCTCCTCGTCACCCTCATTCTCGGCTGCGACCCACAGGGCCTTCAGCATCGGGTCATCGCCGGAGCCGTCAGCCTTGACGGCCGTCCGGGTCCACCAGAGTGACTTGAGGAAGCCTTTCAGCTCCGTTCCTACCGGGGGCACCTCGCCGCCATAACTCTGGAATTCGGAATCGTCGTACTCGACTTCATCCAGGGCATCTACATCGAGGTCTGCGACGTCATCCCTCTTGAGCTTCGGCATCTGCCGTTCCGCCTTTCATTCGTGTTCATGGTCTAGGTTCTGCTGGTGGAGTCGGTGATCGGCCTCGTGCTCTCCTCTCGTTACGAACCGGAGGAGCGTGTGCCGCTTTCCGATATGCTTGCCGATCCAGTCAGACGTCTGCCCTTCTGGATCGGCTAGCACCACCGGCTCGCTTTGGACGGGTCGCGCCATTCTCCCTTCCGCTTTCTGCTAGTGACTTGTCGATAGCGGCTACCATATCCGCCATCGCAAAGTATTCCCGCTCTGCCACGTCCCACCTCCGGCCTAGGGCTGAGAACCTGTCCTTGGCCCAGTACGGAGGATAGGGCTGCGCGAGAGCCCTACGGATAATGCCCTTGGAGAGCCCTACGGATTCCCGCGCTACCGCGTAATATAGCCCGACCGACGCTTGAGCGGAAATGTAGTCGCTAATCTCGGCGGGCTGCTTACTTGTTCCCCGGAAATGCGGGATGACCCGGGTCTCACCCTCTGAGTCTTCTACCGTCATGGATGTCGTGATGATGATCGAGTTGAACGGGCCGTCGATGATCCGGTCCAGCCACCGCAGGAAGCCGTTCTGGAACTTCTGGTAGTTCTGGATGGCCGGGATGTCGAGGTCTCGCATCGGGTTGCGCTCATTTTCCTTCTCAAGGATCCAGCGCATGTACAGAACCTGCATCCTGTCGGCAGAGTCCACGATCAGGAATTCATCGGCTCCCAGTGCCTTCTCAGCCTTGGCGACTCCGGACACGGCCGCTTCCCAGGTAGGAGCCCGCATCAGCCCGGCCGTAGATCCGGCGTTCCGGGCCGACACTACGCCTTCCGGCTCTGTGCTGAGGAAGGTTGCCTTGTAGTCACGGGTGACTCCTCCGGCGAGGATGGTCTTTCCGACTCCGGACGGGCCATAGATGAGGATGTTCTTGGTGAACCTCGCCGTCGCGAGATCAGTGATCTCGATGTCGGTGATGTCCTCGACAAGAGCCAGCGGATTTTCCTTGGCCTGCTTCGCGCTCTGTCTTCCGGCTGGCCGGCTTCCGGCTCGCCGTCGCGTGCCTGTCCTCGGTGCTGCGGGCATGTTACTCTCCTCGGAGTGATTCTAGGAAGTCCTGGAATATATCAAACGTTTCCAGTTCGGCCTGGAATACATTCTCCCTAGGCCCGATAACGATTATACGCTTACGGAGCGCTAGCGCCATGCCTAGCTCCGTGTGCCGGCCTCCGGTCGTGCTTGGCGTCCGGGTGAATACGATGAAGTTTGCCGCCCGGGTCAGGTCCTCGATATTCTCCAGGTTTGCCGTGTGGGCCTTCCGGTAGGTATCGCCGGACGCGAGGAGGACGTCACCCGTCGCATCCTCAGCCGGAATAGCGAGATCCTGGGTGCCTATCGGCTTGTCGTCCGGCTTGTTGTCGATCCACCGGGAGGTGACGACCCAGGCAAATGGCCTGAGTGCGTCGCGGAATTCCCGCATTTCCCAGGCCCGGTCATAGCCAGCGGCGAGATAGACGGTGTTTGGCTGCTTCGGCATTATGCGCTCTTCCTCATTCATTGACGGTAACGTCGAATATCATGTTGTTCCATTTGGGCGGAAGCTGAATGCTGAGAACGGTGTACCCGCTCCCATCATCCTCCTGGGCCACCTCGACTTCAGCGCCTTCTGATTCCGCCCATGCTATAAACTGATCGACCTTAGGCATTATGCGCTCTTCCTCATGTCCTCGTAAGGGTCAATCTGTACGTAGTTATTCTTGAGAATGGTCTTGTACGATGCCTTCCCGCGCTCGTGAAGAACGCATGGGGTAAAGAAAGGACAGCGAGGGCAGTCCTTAGTCGGAGTCTTGGTAATGGGAATGATACCTTCGCGAGCGGCGTTCATAACAGCCACATCGTCGGCTATCCGCTCCAGCTGGGTCCGCTGTTCGGCCGGAGTCCGCTCGATAACCTCGCGGATATAGCGCGGAGGAGGCTGGCTCCTGCTTACCTCGCCGTCCACCCGGATGAAGTTGGCGGCCGCTATCGAATCGAGGTCATCAACCTTCATCTTCCGGAGGTCAGCCTCAGCCCATCCGTCTACTCCGGTAAGCACGGTGATGTAGTCGGTCTTTGTCGGCTTGTTGAGGTATAGACCCTGTTCGTTGACCGGCCGTTCATCAGGCATCGCCTTCCGGAGGAAGTTGTAGATGATGCCGGCAATGTCCTCTCCCGGCTTGAGTACGCCTTTTGCCCGGAGGACCTGGCTTGCTACGGCCCAGTAGGACCCGCCCTGATCGTCTACCTCAAGGTAGCCGGTTATGATCTGGGCAGCGCTCTTGCTCTCCAGGAGGTACACCCGGCCGTCGTTGAGGTCCCGGAGGACCCCATCCCACCGCGAGGAGAATATGGCGATGGGTACGCCGTCCCGGTGGATCTTGACCTTGAAGGGATACTCCGGCGCTATGATCTCCCATTGCGAGTCCTTGCCCCAGTGCTCGACGTATCCTTCAAGCATCGCGATGCCAAGCTCCGTCGCGTCCTCCCAGACCGGAGCGTCAAACGTGTCATCGAGGTACGTCCGGGCATACGCGGTCTCCTCACCGGCCCAGTCGCGGAAGGTAGCGGCCGGGTGACGGCCTCGCCTCCGGCCTCGCTGGTAGTAG